CAGTTTGCCATGATCGTAATCGACGAGTGCCACGGTATTACCCCTACGGTGAAGGGGATCGTGGATGCCATGCGGGAGCAGAACGCCAATCTGCGTGTGGTTGGTATGACGGCAACGCCGTATCGGTTCGGGAGCGGCTACATCTTTCGCCAGTGGGCGGACGGCAACCCTGTTGGTGAGAAGGAAACCAAAGATCCTTATTTTGCTTCGTGTGTACATCGCATTACGGCGAGGGAACTGATTGATCAGGGGTATTTGACAGAGCCAATCTTGGGCGCGATCAGGGCGGAGTCGTATCATACGCTTGGCATGGAATTGAACAGCAGGGGACAGTTTGATGCGGCAGACGTTGACAGGGCGTATATCGGTCAGGGGCGCAAGACAGCGGCTATTATCGCAGACGTTGTTTCCCAGAGTAGGGACAGGCAAGGAGTAATGATCTTTGCGGCTACGGTGCAACACGCTTACGAATGCATTGAAAGCCTACCAGCGGGGTTGTCTGCGATTGTGACCGGCGATACGCCACGCGAAGAGCGTTCTAACATTATTGCTCGGTTCAAAGCGCGTGAGATCAAGTACATCGTTAATGTGTCGGTGTTGACTACCGGGTTTGACGCGCCGCATGTGGATGTGATTGCCATACTCAGGGCAACGGAGTCGGTGGGGCTTCTGCAACAGATTATCGGTCGCGGTCTGCGATTGTACGATGGTAAGGAAGATTGCCTTCTGTTGGACTACGCAGAGAACATCGAGCGGCATTGCCCAGATGGGGATGTTTTTGACCCAAAAGTGAAAGTAACTGGTTTGCAGTCTGAAGGTTTGACGGTTAAGTGCCGATGCCCAGATTGCAACAAGGTAAATGAGTTTAAGGCGCGAATTAATGATGAAGGCTACAATGTCGATGATGCAGGATATTTCTGCGATCTAAATTGGCAACGTATTCCGTCAGAGTTTGGCGACATACCGGCGCACCACGGGCGTAGGTGTCAAGGATGGCTTGACATAAAGGGTGGCGATCAGGAGCAATGCCGATACCGTTGGACGCATAAGGAATGCCCGCATTGTAACGGTGAGAACGATATCGCTGCGCGGTACTGCATAGAATGCAAGGGTGAGATCGTAGACCCGAATGAAAAACTCAAGATTGAGTTTCAGGCTATGAAGGCAGACCCCACAAGACGGCAGACGGATAAAGTGATAGGATGGGAAGTTCGACCTACATTGAGCCGTGCGGGTCGTCCTATGATCAAGGTGGATGTTACCACTCCGCATCGAGCGTTTTCTTACTGGGTTCCAAAGGAGCCTAATTGGGCTAAGGGAGCAGAGGAAAAAGCGCGGTATGATGTGTTAGAGGGAAAACCGCCAGAGACAATAACGTATCAGAAAGATGCAAACGGTTGGTACAAGGTCTTTGCATACAACAGGAAACCAGATGAAATTCCCGGACAACATTAAAGTCTTTGGCGATATAAATTTCCGTGGCACCTGCGCCGAAGAGTCATTGGAACAGATCACGTTCTTTAACCAGTTGCGTCGAACCTATCCTGATACATGGGGGTTGATTGCTATTCACCCGCGTAACGAGGGCAAGAAGGGGTTTCGTCAGGTTGTCCGTGAAAAGGCAGAGGGCATGACACCGGGAGCGGCAGATATTATTATTCCCGGTAACCCTACATTTGTTTGCGAGATGAAACGGCGGGATCACACAAAGTCGAAGTGGCAAGACAAGCAGTTGGAGTACCTGAATGCCGCGCAAAAAAAAGGAGCGTTTGTCTGTATTGCGCTTGGAGCCAACGCTGCCTTTCTTGCCTTCCAACAATATCTGGCAGGGCGTAATGAGACCGAGTGAAATCATTGAAGATATTATGGCGGGGCGCGTGGAGTTAGAAGATCAATCTCCCATGATACAGTCGGCTACGTCATTGCAAATTTACCATGTGGCACTTGATATATTGGGTTTGCCAGTCAAGGAGAGGCTATCGGCGATTGAAAAATTTCCGGTCTTGCTCCAGCCGCACATCAAAAAGGAAGTTAGAAGAATATGGGAAATTCGAGAGAGTTAGCAGAGGCAATGGCTTTTGTTTTTTCGTTAGGAATAGCAGGCACAATTGCAAATTTTATAATCGTAGAGGTCGTTCAACATGGTAAGGATATCCGTGCATCACAAAGGGAATTTATTGATTACTTGCAGCATGAAGTCGAGTTTGCCCTCTGGAAATCCAGTAAAAAGAAAGACAAAATTACATGATCCGTATAGATCCGCCACTGCCGTTGGATACTCCGAAGGGCAAAGCAATGGCTCACTTTTTAATAGATTACGGGGTCGAGCATCATCTGTGTTGGGTATGCTTTCAAAACGAAACGGGTGAGTGCTGGACTTGGTCGAACAAGGATGTTCGGTTGGAAGCAAACCCTACAATGGGTAGACTAAAAAATAATTTTAAAAAAGATGACGAATAGGGTTGCAACATTAATTCAGATGTGTTTTATAGGTGTTGTCAGTAACGCGGTGTTACTGCCTAGATGGAGAATACAGATGAACACGAACCTCACCCTTGCAGATCAGTACGCCATCCTCGACCTCGGCATCAAGGAAGATACCAAGAGCCTAAAGGCTCTCAAAGAAGCTGTTGTCGAGACTGGTAGCGCACACCTTGAAGGTGACATGTACGATCTTTCCATCCACCTCCGTGCCAAGAAGGTTATTGACGAAGAACTCCTCTTCGAGACGTATGGTGTCACCGTTAAGGGCATTGAGGCTCTTGAGACGCTTTTGAAAGCCTATAAATCCTGCACCAAAGACGATGCAGAAATGACCACAGTGGTCACCGTCAAAGCCAAACTAGCACTCGCGGCGTGAGGAGGGAAACATGCGTATTATCTGGAGCATTTTGATAGAATACCCACTACCCCACGGAGCGAAGGTGCGTAAAAACTATTTCGTTTCCAATACCGTTCAGATCGCATCTATTGAGCGAAACCTGCAGCGGGTAAATGGTAAAATCGTTCATCGAGCCGTAATGCCTATTATGGATTTCGACGACATCATGGAAGATATTTACAACAACATTGAAGAGCAGGAGATATTGGTATGAGAAAGCAAAAAGACTGGCTTACTGAAGCGAACGCAAATGAATTGTCTTTCAAGATCCGCCTCTACTGGTTGGAGCGTGGTTATCATGTCGATGCAACTATTTATAAAGCGCGTGGTAGCAGAGAAACTAGCAAAAGTACTGATACTGCGTATGGCGTGAAATCAAACATGGTCAACGGCTTGCCTCGGTCGCACCCCGCACATGGTGGCTTGTATCTATGAAGACAGTAGACGTTGAAGTAGATGATATGATTGCAGACGTAGCCGTTCGCGGTATGGTTACAGTAGAATATTACGATGCCAACAATTGGCGCGTCTGCAGTATAGGAATTGATATTTTTAAAGGAGAGGAGCAGTACGGACACGCACACATAAATCCATTGGAAATATGGAAAGACTTGATACCGGCACTAACAAATGAAATTGAAGATCGTATAGTCAGCAAAATTTTGGAGCAGTAAAATGGGAAGTTGGAAAAAAGAAGCGCGTGAAAAGCACAGCGTTGTTATGAAGTTGCACCACGCAAAGAAGCGTCAAGCAGCACTAGAGGCATTGGCAAACCCACCAAAGCGTGGACGCGGTCGCCCTCGTAAAGAACAGGTAGCGGCAACCCCGGCAGTAAACAATCTTGAACGCAACCTGATGCTGTCGGTGGCAACCAAGTTCATGGAACATAACCAAGAAGTCCATCGGTATGTTACCAAAGCGTTCAATGATTTCATGCGGTCAGAGGCATTCTCTGAAGCTGTTAAAGTTCGCCTTGATGAATACGTTCAAACCTTGGTGGAGGCAGAGTTTACCCGTCTGGTTAATGTTATAAATTCACAGCCCAAGATGCGTTGGGGTCAGCGTCTTATTGCAGCAGTTCAAATCCTCAAGGCTGGTAAATGACTGAGAACGAGTTCCATGATGCCTTGCTTGCGGCTGATATGCGCTTTGAGTGGGCTATGAAAGAAGTTGATAAATACAGGATTGAAAATGAGCGTCTTAAAGAAGAGGTTGTACAACTTAATCGATCCCTCAGAAAAATACACATTAGCGATATCCCAAGTGACTCCTATGTCAAATATTACGGAGAAGATTGATATGATTATCACAAAACGCCAACGCACTCATGGTGTGTACAAAGAGCAGGCAGGGTTAGCCCAGTCCATCAAGGACACGTTTCGGAAGGGCAAGAACTGGGATGCATTGAACGATGGGCAACGAGAATCCTTGGAAATGATTGCAGTCAAGATTGCCAGAACGCTTTCCGGGGATTACAATTTTCGGGATCATTGGGATGATATTGTGGGGTATGCACAATTGGGTACGGAGTCGTGCGCCTTAAACATGCCAACGGTCGAGATGGACATCTTAGGAGCAACTGAGGTTCAGTCGTGACAGGATACCGCGCAAAGAAAGCGATGGCAGAAATTCGTTGGTTGGGACCATACGCCCCTTCCGACCGCCATGCCGATGATGAGACTGTTGCCGATATGGTTTGGCTACGGAAAGAAAGGGATCGGTACAGGGACGCTCTAGAGCGTATTACCAAGGCGCAATACAACGCCGACAGTAAGGATATTGCCAGTACCGCCCTTGAACAAACAGGTGATTAATGTGTGTACGTAGACGGGAATATGAAGTTCCACCGAAAACTGGGGATAAAGGGGATGTATCTACTCAAGGGACGGTCAACAATTGACCCACATTTAAAAGAGCGGGTTGTAGACTTCCACGAGGATCTAGAGGTTATGCGTACCGAACTTCGTGGTATGAGACGTAACCATCCCTTGTGGACGTTTTGGATAGAATTAGAGCCAATGAAAGATATTGAGAATGATCAAGTACCAGAGAGTGTTCGTCTGCAATCCATCGTTTAAATTCAATCCTGACGAACTGGCTCACTTGGCTAATGAAGTTATATATGTCTGCGATGCGCCTCTGTTTGATAACCTAGCAGGGGACGAACATATCCCACGGTTTGAAGGGCGCGTTGCAGAACGTATGGCTGATTTCGATCCAAACAAAGACATCATCGCGTACTACGGAGACAGTATGATCTTTGCAATGATGGTGATGTGGATTTCAGACAAGTGGGAATCGTTTGACATAGCCAGATATTCAGCAAAGAAGTCCGGCTACGTCATTCGCAACATTCAATACGATAACTTTATTGTACCGTAGGCTCGGTTTCCGCAGTAGTGGGGGCGGCGGTTGCTGCCTCTACCTGTGGTTTGGCTTGCCCGTGTAAAAGGGTAATCAGTTCTGCTACTTCTGCGTATGCGCCTGCACCGAGGTGCTTCAAGATTGTATTAACGTGTGCAACCGTAATTTTTAGATCAAGTTCAAGATTGTCCATAGTGCCCTCTTAAATATTTTGATTGGCTACTGCTAATGCCTTGGCGACCGTATTGTCATCAAGATTGAGAAGGGGTTCAGTTTCCTTGCTCTGTTCCTTTTTAATCCTATCAACCATACCAATCAAGACTTGCGCCTTAGATGCGGCAGAATTAGATGCTCGACCACCAGAGGCGCGTTCAGTTCTACCGCCTGCGGCTTGTGGTAAAAACCTTTGAGCAAGTAGTCCTGCCCCGGCTAATGCGCTTGGGGGTAATTGGTTGATTGCTTTTGCCCCACTATAAATAGCGGCACCCTTGACAGCGGGACCAAGAGATGGAGCGGCAATCTGAGCACCTACAAGTGGAGCGGCACGTTTTACAGTTTCGCGGGCTATTTGAGCACCAGTAGATGGGGTATATTGAGACATTGGACGAGCAACGTTACGAGCACCTGCAGCACCCGCTAATGAGCCAATACCTGCGGCACCCATTGTCTTTAAAGGAAGACCGCCGAGAAGCGCAGATTCTGTGATAGCTGCAATTGGTTCGGCAATGGTAACTGGGGCAATATTGGCTCCTGCCTTTGATGCAAGGTTATCAAGTTTGCTACCAAGGGGTGCTCCTTTAGATGATATTTGACCAAGAGCATTTATTTTTTCAAGCGAATCACGAAATCCACCTGTTCCTTGTTGACCAAAAATAAGGTCTTTCCCCATTGGATGAAGCGCATCATTATAAAATTTATTAAAGTTTCCAAATGAAAATTGCCCTTTTGGTGCAAGGCTATTGCTGTATGTTTTCCCAATAAGGCTCCACGCATCTGGATCATAATTATTTACAACCTGCTGCAATGGAGCAAGTGCCGCTATGTTTGGTTTTTTAGCGGATGCCGATGAAACAATATTGGTATATATGGAAGAAGACGGTTTGAACCCCGGACCTTCATTAGGATTGCCAACTGTTTTCAATAAGCTATCGCGCAAATTATAAAGTTGTTGTGCATTGTTGTTCGCGGCATTTAAATTTTTGACCGCCTGTTGCCCACCAACTGTAGACGCATATGTTTCCATATCCTTTGATGCGGCATTCCGTAACTGACCAAGGATAGTATCGTTTAAACCCGCGCTACCGGGCATACGGTTATAGGTTCTTTGATCATCAATGATTTGGCGAAGAGCATGTATTTGGTCAAAGTTAAGACCATTTTCATTGTCAAGAGCCTTTGAGACAATTCTTAATGTAGGCTCAATGTCAGAGACAGTACCAATTGAAG